CAACATGGCTACGGTGGCCCTAGAAAGAAAGAAGTATAATGAATACTACTGTTATGGCAGGAGAAGTAACTACTCCTAAAAAAGTTGCATTTGTAAATAGAAAGAGTGCTAACTCAGATCGTATAGAACAAGACGAAAAAGAACTAAAAGAACTACTTGAAGAAAAAGAAAATGTTAATAAAGAAAGTACGGAAGAAGTAGAGGCACAGGAAGCTGAACCTGTTAGCGCAGAAGAAAAAAGTTTTAAAAAACGTTACGGTGATTTAAGGCGACATCAACAAACAAAAGAAAAAGAATATGAAAATCGCATTAAAGCACTAGAAGAACAATTAGCAGAGTCTACTAAAAGTGAGATTAAACTACCAAAATCTGATGAAGACATTGAAGCTTGGGCAAAACAGTATCCTGATGTAGCAGGTATAGTAGAAACAATTGCAATTAAAAAAGCACGTGAGGAAGCTCAAGGACTTGAGGACGCTAAAAAAGAAATAAAAGAAATGAAAAATGCTACTGCACGAGAAAGAGCAGAAGTAGAACTAATGAAAGCTCATCCTGATTTTGGTGAAATAAGAGATAGTGATGATTTCCATAACTGGGCAGAAGAGCAGCCTAAGTGGGTACAAGAGGCACTATATGACAATGATACTGATGCTCGTTCTGCAAGTAGAGCAATTGATCTATATAAAGCAGACATGAACATCACTACAAAAAAATCTGTAAGTACTAAAGACGCTGCACGATCAGTAAATAGTCGTAGCAGTCGTGATGAACCTAATGTAGATGGTAAAGAAGGTACATTTACAGAGTCACAAGTTGCGAAAATGACAACGCAACAATACGAAAAAGCTTCCGATCAAATTATGGAAGCTATAAGAACTGGCAAATTTATTTATGATATGTCTGGTTCTGCCCGATAATATACCATTGACAAATAAAAATAATATGGTATAACTATAGATATGATTATTACTAGCCGCACTTATGCCCACCTAGTAATAAATTATATCATTCGATAGACTAAACAATACGTAAGACTTACCTGTTCAAGTATAGGCCCATATAATTATCAGTAGGCCAACTGTTAGTAATATGCACCCTAGAAAATGTACAGCCTCTATGTGATAATGTTTAGCTTGTAATTAAGCCTAAACTTTATAGGAGGAACTATTATGGCTTTTAGATCAGCAGCAGGTTACGGCAATTTACCTAATGGTAATTTCTCGCCAGTAATCTACTCCAAACAGGTACAACTTGCATTTCGCAAAGCTACCGTAGTAGGAGATATAACTAACTCTGATTATTTTGGGGAGATTTCTGCCCAAGGTGATACAGTGAAAATTATCAAAGAACCTGAAATTTCTGTGAGCGAGTATGCTCGTGGAACACAGGTTAATGCACAAGACCTTGACGATGAGGATTTTTCACTCGTTATTGATAAAGCAAACTATTATGCTTTTAAAATGGACGATATAGAAGAAGCTCATAGTCATGTAAACTTTATGGACCTTGCAAGCAATCGTGCTGCGTATCGTCTATCTGATCAATATGACCAAGAGGTACTTGGTTATATGGCAGGTTTTAAACAGTCATCTTTACACTCAGTAGCTGATACAGCAAATGACCAAGTAAATGGTACAAAAGCTGTAACAACTGCAGGTTCAGATGAACTGCTTACAAGCATGAAGATACGTAAAGATTCATTTGGTAACATTACAACGTCATCAGCAGGGGATCATTCAATCCCAGTAACTGCACGTATGCCTGGAGCTACATCACTTCCAACTGCAACTGTTTCACCTGCAATGGTTGTTGCAAGAATGAAGCGATTGCTTGATCAACAACAAGTTGATACACAAGGTAGATGGCTTGTAGTTGACCCAGTGTTTATGGAAATCCTATCAGATGAAGACTCCAGATTTATGAATGGAGACTACGGTGAGTCTGGTGGACTACGTAATGGTCTTGTAATCAACAACTTTCATGGCTTCCGTTTGTATGTGTCATCAAACCTACCTGCTGTAGGTACTGGTGCAGGTACATCAGGAACAGCAAACCAAAACTCAAACTTTGGTGTGATTGTTGGTGGACATGAATCTGCTGTAGCAACTGCAGAGCAGATTAATAAGACAGAAACATATCGTGACCCTGATAGCTTTGCTGACATTGTTCGTGGTATGCATCTATATGGCAGAAAGATTCTTCGACCAGAAGCAATCGTTACTGCTAAATACAACGCAGCGTAAGGAGGGATTAAGATATGGCTACTTTTGACATGACCTCAAAAGCTACTGTTGGTGTCGATTCTGACAGCATTGCAGCAGCTACCTCACGCTACCAAGCAATGGGAATGTACATGCGTGAAGCACGTCTTGACATTGCTAAAATGGTAGAAGACGGATATTCCTGTACGAATGGGGATATCTTTCAGCTTCTAGAAATACCTGCTAATACATTAGTATTGTTTGCAGGTGCTGAAGTTGAAACTGCTTTTAACGGTACATCTCCAACTGTAGATATTGATTTTGCAGCAGGTGATGATATTGTTGACGGTGGTGACGTTAGTTCTACAGGTTTCTTAGCAGGTGGAACAAACGGACAAACTATGGTGGTAAACACTGCAGCAGCAGATACGTTTACAGCACACGTAACATCTACAGACACAATTGACGTTAAGTTAATTGCTTCATCTGCAGACGTTACCGAGGGTATCCTACGTCTTATTGCATGTTGCATAGACACAGGCCCAAGAGGTGGACGAGCACCAACTGAAGTAGATCGTGATCTACTTGCATAAAACTTTAGGGGCTGACTTCGGTTGGCCCCTTTACCACATTTAAGGACACAACATGGCTTTGACATTTCTTTCATTAACCAATGATGTAATTACACGGATGAATGAAGTAACACTTACTTCTACTAATTTTACTAGTGCTAGAGGAGTTCAAGTACAGTGTCAAAATGCTGTTAATGAAGCGATTAGATATATAAATCAAAGAGAGTTTGGATACTCTTTTAATCATGCACAAAATACCTCTACTCTAACTCCAGGTGTATGTAGGTATACTGCACCTACAGATGCTAAATCAATTGACTATGCTACGGCTAGAATTAAAAAAGATAGTGACGTTAGTGCAGCAGGAAATAATTTAGTAATTCTTAATTATAACGAATACATAGAAAAAGGTTATCCTAATGAAGAGGACGATGTTGCAACAACAACTATCAACGCAACAGATGGATTGTCTGCAGCCGTAACAACAATAACTGTTGCATCTACAACAGACTTTAGTGCGACAGGAACTTTACATATAGGTGGAGAGCAAATAACTTATACAGGTATATCAGGTAATGATTTTACAGGATGTACAAGAGGTGCAAATAGCACTACAGCAGCAGCAATATCAAATGGCACTACCGTAACACAATTTGATGGTGGTGGTATTCCTAGAAATATAGTTAGAACACCAGATAATAATTATTTATTATATCCTTATCCTGATAAACAATACACACTTATCTTTGACTATTTTACATTTTCATCTGATTTATCAGCGCATGGAGATACTACAAGTATTCCAGATAGATTTGCACCTGTAATTGTAGATGGGGCTGCTGCTTTTGTTTATCAATATCGGGGTGAAACATCACAGTATCAATTAAACTTTGCTAGATTTGAACAGGGTATTAAAAATATGCAAAGTTTACTTATTAATAAATATGAGTATGTGCGATCTACAGTTATTATTGCCCCTAGAGGTTCTGCTAACTTTATGGGTGGAGTTGTTTCATAATGCCAGATCTATCTCAAGCTCAACCTGCAGCGTTTAACTGTGAGGGTGGTTTAGTTTTAAATCGTTCTACCTTTTTAATGCAACCAGGAGAAGCCTTAGAATTAGAAAATTTTGAACCTGACATTGAGGGTGGCTACAGAAGAATAAATGGTTTTCGTAAATATGTAAATCAACAAGTACCTCAAACATCTAGTTCTGGTGAAAAAATATTGATGGTTGCTAACTTTGCAAATAAAGTAATAGCAGCTAGAGGTGAAAAAATATTTAGCTCTGCATCTACGGAGCTTACAAATAAAATTGCATCTGATACAGGTATGACAGGATCTGGAACTTTAAATGTAGATTCAACAACAGGTTTTTCTTCTAGTGGTACACTGCAGATTAACGATGAGTTATTTACTTATACTGGTGTTACAGCAAGTGCTTTTACAGGTGTGACTCGTGCTACATCAAGTACAACTGCTGCTGCTCATGCTGTTGATGATGCGGTATCAGAGTCATGGACTGAACGAGATACTGGTAGAACTAGCGCAGATAAATATAGTTTTGAAAGATATAATTTTGATGGTAACGAAAAGATTATAGTTGTTGACGGTGCAAATGCTCCAACTATTTTTAACTCCTCTTTATCAGCAACAGATGTTAGTGAAAGTTCTGTAGCAGGTTCTTCTATAGTTGTAGCTTTTAAAAACCATATGTTTTATGCAGGTAAGTCTAGCACACCACAAACATTAGTATTTAGTGAACCTTTTGATGAGGACGGTTTTCAGTCAGGTGATGGTGCAGGAACTATTAAAGTAGATGATAATATTGTTGGACTAAAAGTATTTAGGGATTCTTTATTTATATTTTGTGAAAACAGAATATTTAAAATGACAGGATCTACTCTTAGTGACTTTGCTATACAACCAGTTACTAGAGACATTGGTTGTGTAAATAAGGATACAATACAAGAATTTGCAGGTGATTTATTATTCCTTGGACCTGATGGACTCAGGACTGTTGCTGCTACTGCAAGGATTGGTGATACGGCTCTTGGTGCCATTACACAAAACGTACAATCTATTTTTGATGCTAACATTAAAGACTCTACGGTATTTGAAAGTGTAGTTATACCAGACAAAACACAATATAGAATATTTTTTTCAAAAGTAGGTCAGGGTGAAAAAATAACACAGGGTATTATTTGTGTTAGAAGAGCAGATAAATTTGAATTTGCTGAGATACGTGGAGTGA